GAACGTCTTGATAAAGAAATGGAAGTTACAGAAAAGCGTGTAAATAATGCTTATACTAGAGTTTATAGACCTGCAGAGTTTACACTTAATCCATTATATGAACGTGGTTCTTATAAAGCACCAGTATCATCTAAAAATATTCCTTTAAATAGTCCATCAGGTGGTATCCCTAATGCAGATGCTCTTATTAACAAATGGTTAGGAAATAAATAATGGCTAGCTATGATGACGTATTAAAAGCTCTACAAGCTGCAGATGCTGCTGGAAATGCTCAAGATGCTCAACAATTAGCTATCATTGCTGACCAAATGAGAAATCAGCAACAACCTACTACATTAGGTCAAAAAGCATTAGGTGTTGGAGAAGCTGCATTATCTGCAGGTACTGGCATATTAGGACAATTTGCAGGTAACGTTGCAGGTGTTGGAAAAGAATTATTTACTGGAGATTTTGGTAAAGGAACTGCTGAAAAAACTGCAGAACAAGTTCAACAAGCACTTACATATCAACCTCGTGGTAAACTTGCTCCAGAGTATTTGCAAAACGTTCAAAATGTAGTTGAAGAATCTAAAATTGCACCTACACCATTATTACCTAACAGACCATCATTGGCTTTAAAAATTAAAGCTAAAGTACCTACTGCTGAAGAGGTTAAAGGTGCTGCATCTCAAATTTATAAAAAAATTGATGATGCTGGTGTTGTTATTCAAGCAGAACCATTTAATCAATTTGTAAATAAAGTTAAAACAACTGTTGGAAGTAAAGTTCGTGAAGCTAGACAACCTCAAGTTGTAGATGCACTTAAACAATTAGATGAAGCTAGTGGCTCTGTCAAAACATTACAAAAAATGCAAGATTTAAGAGAAAGTATTTCTGGCATTAAAATGAGTGGCAATGCTTCTGAAAGAATGTTTGCTGGAGATATTGTAAAAGAACTAGATGATTTTATGGAAAAATTAGATGCTTCTAAATTAGTTGCTCCAGTTCAAGGAGATGTGGAAGCTATTAAATTAGTTCCACAAGCTAGAGAATTATGGAAGCAAGCTAGAAAATCAGAATTACTAGATGAAATATATAGAAAAGCTGAAATTAAAGCTACTGACCCATATAATGATGTTGCTTATGCTACAAAGTTAAGAGCAGAGTTTAAAAGTTTAGCATTGAATAAAAGTAAACTTCGTGGATTTTCACCAGAAGAAGTTAAAGCAATTGAACAAGCCGCAAAAGGTGGAAGAATAGAAAATGCTTTAAGAGCATTTGGAAGACCAGAGCAAAGTATTATGAATACTGGTCAAAATGTTGCATCTATGAGTATTCCTGCTATGATTGGATACCTTGCTGGTGGTCCAGTAGGTGCTATTGGAGGTGCTGCTGTAATACCTACATTAAGAGGTGCTGCAAGGCATACTGCATCAGCTTTAGGAAAACAAAATATAGGAAATGCTACTAATTTAATTAAAACTGGTGGCAATCCTTATGCTGGTCTTAATTTATTTCAAGGCAATACTGCACCATTAAATGCTGCTGGATTATTAGCACCATATATTACTAACCCAGATGATTTAAAAAGTTTATTAGGACAATAATGAGCAACGAAATAGACCCAATACAATATGGCAAACTTATTGCCCAAGTTCAGAATTTGCAAGACAAAGTAGAAAATCTAGAAACAGACATTAAATTACTTTTAGAACTTGCTAACAAATCTAAAGGTGGTTTTTGGGCAGGTATGGCTATAGCCTCTGCTATAGGTGGATTTATGACATTTATTGCTAATCATTGGTTAGGTAAATAAAATGAAAATATTATCATGGATAACTATAGTAATACTTGTATTATTTTTAGTGCACACAGCACACGCTGATACTACTACTATTAACTATAAAGGTCAACCACCACCTTCAGCCATTAGTCCTAGTATGTCAGCATTTTCCCAAGATGTTTGTGCTGTACCTGTTTCTGGTGCAGTATCTGGAACTTTGTTTGGCGTAAGTGGTGGCTCTGTCCTAAAAGATATGAATTGTGAACGTATTAAATTAGCTAAAACACTCAATGATTTAGGACTTAAAGTTGCAGCAGTTTCTATCCTATGTCAAGATGATAGAGTATTTGAAGCTATGTTGCAAAGTGGTAGCCCTTGTCCTATTAATGGTTCTATTGGTGATGCTGCAAAGCGTGGCTGGTATGAACTAAAACCAGATACATTCAAAAAACTATATGGTCAAACATTTACAATACCGCTTGTTATTGACGAGCCTATTACTACTTCTATCACTAACAAAGGCAAATAATGCTTATGCTTGGTATTGCAACTATACTCCAACGCCTGAAGGATATATGCTTCAAGGGTCTCTCGTATGTAATGGCATTGACCCAATCATTGCAGTTAAAGATTATTGGTGTGTATCTTATAACCCAAATGACCCAATATGTGGTGCGTATAAAGTACCTACTTGTTCAGACTTGGTTGAAAATCAAACCACAGCTTGCACATTACCTCATTATAGCGGTGCTATTAATCAAAGCAGGACTTTTAATTGTACTGCAAACGCTTGGTCAGCTTGGACTCAAACTTCGGACAATTGCACTCAAGACCCTCCAACGTGCCAAGCAAGTACTGAAACTAGACAAGTAGCCTGTCAAGCTGATTATGTTGGAAGTATTACGCAAATTAAAATTATTAGTTGTCCAGACCCTTATGGAAGCCCTAGCCATAGCGATTGGGTTACTACTAGCGATAGTTGCGTTAAGTCTGCTACCAATCCTACTAACGTAGCTTCACCAGTTAGTCCTAGTAGCCCACTTAATCCAGCTAACAATCCTCCTCCAGTAGCAGCTCCACCTCCACCTGCACCTATGCCAGAGGTTAATCCTTTAGCTGCTCCAGAGCCTCCTATGCCTCAACCAGAGCCACCTAAAGTAGAATCAGCTCCACCGAAGGTTGAACAACCAAAACAAGAATTGAAAGATACACCAAAAACAAAAGAAGATAATCCAAAAGAACCACCAAAGACTGAACAAAAGAATGAAAGCAAAGAAAGTCCTAAACTTGACATACCAAAAGGTAAAGAGCTTGTACATGGATTTGGAATTGTCCTTTCATTAGAAATACTAAACAAACCTATTATACAACAAATCCAGATAACAGACGCTTTTAAATTTGAACAAGGACTCAATGATGACATCGGAAAAAAACAAAACTTTCAGCTTGAACTTATCCAGCTCGGCACTTCTAAAGATGATTTTGATAGCCTTGCCGATAGTAGCTGGAGGAGCTTACGCAGGCATAACTTTCTACAACAAGATGGTTTCGGCAATTGAAGCTGTAGATACTTTAGCTCCTATACAAGAACGAGTTAATGCCCTTGAAATACAAATGAAAGCTGCTACAGAACGTCAATATCAGTTGTCAGATTCTATTATTAGAAGTGGTGAAAAGGCTTCAGATGCTATTGCCAATTCAAGAGAAACTTCTGCTATGGTTAATGGATTAAGAAAAGAATTAGAAGCTACTGTAAATGCTATGGATGATAAATTAAATACAGTTAAACGTTCAACAATGAATCCATTGAGCAATAAATGACATTCATTACAGAAAACAATATAGCCAATCTATATAGTGCGATTATAGAGTTTCCTGTATTTGACGAATATAAATTACCACCATCACATAAAGTTGATTTTATAGTTGTTAATGACCCTGCTATGTATGGTCAATATGAACCACCAGAACAAGGTGAGCCACATATTATAACTATTAGCACAGCAAAATGTGGTCATTTAGATACGGTTATGAAGACTTTATGTCATGAAATTATACATATGATATGTTATTTAGAATCACCAAAAACTGAAAAATATACAAGTCACAAAGGTTTATTTTTAAAATTACAAAAACGTATAGCCAATAATCTTGGCTTTGACCCAAAGGAACTATAAATGTTTAGTATTATTTCTGGAATTTTAGGATTTGCCACTAGTGGATTACCAAGTTTGTTAGGTTTTTTTCAACAAAAAGGTGACCAAAAGCATGAACGTGAAATGGCTATGTTGCAAAATCAACAAACATTAGCTATGGCTGAAAAAGGTTTTCAATCACAAGAACGTCAAGCTGCTATTGAATTAGAAGGAACGTATGCAGAAACATACGCACAAGAACGTGAAGCATTATACACACATGATGCTAAACTTGTAGAAAACGCATCACAATGGGTTAAAACTCTTAATGCTTGTGTAAGACCGTTTGTAGCATTTACTTTTGTAGGTTTACTTGTATTTGTAGATGTTGCAGGATTTATTTGGGCAGTTAAATCTACTGGTGGATTTACTCCAGAAGCTATGGATACTATTTTTTCAAATGAAGAAATGTCAATAGTATCTAGTATCATTGGCTTTTATTTTGGTTCTCGCACTTGGGAGAAGAAACGTGAAGGTGTCTAATGCTGGCATACAGCTTATTAAACATCATGAAGGAGTTAGGAGTAAGCCTTATCGTTGCCCTGCTGGTTTGTGGACTGTCGGTGTTGGTCATCTTATCGGTGATGGTAAATCATTGCCTGAATCTTGGAATAAGACTTTTACAAATGATGAAATAAATGGACTTCTTAAATCCGACCTCAATCGTTTCGAGTTGGGAGTATGTAAGATGCTACCTAACGTGCCTCTTCGACAATGCGAGTTTGATGCTCTTGTATCTTTCTCCTTTAATCTTGGCTTGGGTACATTTCAGCGAAGCACCATCCGTCAAGCGTTGCTTCGTGGCGATAAAGAAGCGGCTATGGAATCGTTAGTTAAGTATTGTAAAGCTGGCGGTAAAATATTAAAAGGCTTACAAAACCGTAGATTAGATGAGAAACGACTATTTCTTGGTGTATAATCAAGTATCACAATAACAGAGAGTTATATGAAGATACTGCTTATAGATATTGAAGTAGCACCAAATACAGCCCATGTATGGGGTATATTTGACCAAAACATTTCAATCAATCAATTGTTAGAATCATCTTATACTCTTTGCTATGCAGCTAAATGGTATGGAGAGTCTAAAATTATGTTTGACTCTATACAAAAATCTGGCAAACAAAAAATGCTAGATTCTGTGCATAAACTTCTTGATGAAGCTGATGCCATAGTTCATTATAATGGCTCTAGATTTGACATACCGATACTACACAAGGAGTTTTTACTCTCTGGTATGCCACCCCCAGCACCCTCTAAACAGATAGATTTATTGCAAGTAGCAAGAAGGCAATTTAGGTTTGTTTCTAACAAACTAGACTATGTATCACAGGCTTTAGGATTAGGTAGTAAAACAGAACATGAAGGTCATGCTTTATGGGTCAAATGTATGAATGATGACCGTAAGGCATGGAAAGTTATGGAAGAGTACAATAAAAACGATGTTGTTTTGTTAGAAAAGGTTTATGATAAATTTAAGGCATGGATTAAAAACCATCCTAATCATAATGCGTATTCCGCAAATGCTTGTTGTCCAAATTGCGGTTCTAACAAATTACAAAAACGTGGTACTGCTATTACTACAACTAGACATTATCAGAGGTTTCAATGCCAGCAATGTGGGACATGGAGTCGAGCAGCGAAGGCGGAACAGTTGTCCAAAGAGTCCGCTATCAGCATATAAGGAAAATTATGAATATTCAAAAACTGTGTGAGCATATAGTAGGTAAAATGATAGTAGAAGCAGAATCCTACTACGGTGAAGACGTGCTTATTATAGTCCTAGATGACGGAAGTCACATCGAAATTAGTGGTGACGGACTTTCCGTTTATTCCGAAGTGCCAGAACTAGACGATTAATCGTCAACCATCTCAATTCTTTGTAATTGAGCAGCAATCTCTGGAGGATTAATAGCCTCTTCATCACGCAATACTTCAATTAATTTATTGGCATACCATTCACCCTTTTTAATATCTTCAATAGGGTTTGCTTTAAATGAATATCTTAAATCATATTTCATTTTATTGCCTTTTAAGTAACCAATAAACTCTTCTTTAGTCAAGCGACTAGCAATAATATCTATTGCTTCAATTCCACCTACTAAATAGTGCTTTGGATGATTTACATTATCCATTTTCTTTTCTCCTTTGTAAAGAATTATGTTTTCTTACTGCTTTTGCCATTAATGATGCTACTTTTAAACTCATTGCTGGATTTAACTTAATTAATTTTTCATCGTGCATTTTCATTAGTTTTTTATATCCAATATTAAAATGACGACTTACTTCTGTTCTACTTGCATATTTGTTGCTTATAATATATGAATTTATATTATTAATCAAGTCATTATCTATCATAATCATCCTCTATATGTTTTTTCATTTCTACTGAAATTACTGCTGCAATAAACATTAATAATAAAATTGCTACTGGTACTATAAAAAAGTAAATCATACAAGTCTCCCACTATATTGATAAGTCCCTGTATGGACTAACTGTGCCCATGCTGCACCCCATACTTTAATGCCATTGTCCCTAGCTAGTTTACAGAAATGATAATCCTCTGACAATAGTTTCTTCTCTTCATCAATGCTAGTAGCAAAATACTCTACTACTTCATTACCTAAATTAGAATTGTCATTAGTATCATTCATGTTATGAATATATTTAGGGCATTTATCTTTTAATTTATCAAATACATCACGCTTAATAACCATGAATCCTGTGCCACCATATTTAATCTCAAAAGGCTTGTCTAAAGGCACTAATTCTTCTTTAACATCACCTACCATGTTGACTACATACTCACCTGTAAAGTATTTTAATTGGTTTTCTGGTACATTCTTTTTAATAGCAAATGCTAGTGAGCCAAAGTTAATTTCTTTTTTAGGATAAAGACCGCAAATAATGTCTACATCTGAATCAATCATTTTAAACAAGTGCTCTGGGTTAAAGTGAATATCAGCATCAATAAATATCATATGAGTGCAATCAGATTTTAAGAAATCATTAACTAATGTATTACGACCACGAGTAATAAGGCTTTCGTTATATAAGAATGAAAAGTAAGCATCTATATCTTTAACAATTAAATGAGCTTGTAAACTTAACATGGACTCCATATAAGTTCCATAACATAATCCACCATACATAGGAGTCGCTATAAATAAATTAGGTTTCATACTTAACTCCATGTAATTGTTCAATAATTCTTGCAAATTTAAATATTTTTTCTAATGTTAATACTTGACTTCCATGTCCAAAAGCATCTTTATATGCTTTTATAATTTGTTCTTGCGTGAGTGGTCTAGAGTCCACTGTTTGCCTCCGTTAATTTTTTACTATCATATTTTTTAGTATTAGTTACTTTTACAACATTTTTTGTATCTGGGATTAATGGCGTTATTGTGACATTATGTAATTTAGATTTAAGGTCTTTTAACCATGACATTTCTGTGGGTTCTGAAGTCATTAAACCAGACCATACAAGTTTACCTGTGCTATCAAACTCTTCTACAAGCCATGCTATAGGTTTCATTAATAAAATACCATCCTTCCTATTTTAACTTTCTTTTTACCCCATCTATTAACCGATGGAATTGAATCATCATGAAAGTATAAAGCATTTGCAACTGGGTTAGCATATTTATTAAATACAACTGCATCAAGTACCAAAAGTTCTGTTTTAAGAAATATTTCTGTATCCACATCTTTATGAGTTTCATCTGTGACCCCAATAAATTGACCATTAGCATAAACAACAGAACATACATCACGACCCCAACGACCAGATTTAACCCTGTTACGAATGACATTGATAACACCTAATTTTTCCTCTAAAGATTGTGTATTTGCTTCATGATATACAGCAGCAGCATAACAAGCAACGTCTAATTCTAAATGATTAATGTCCATTTGGTTGATAAAATCCATGTACTAAAGGAAGAATTTGTTCTGCACCTATTTTTTCAATAATCATATTTCTAATATTATATTTATTCATTCCTGCTAATTCACAACACAAATCATAAATATCATTATCATCAAATAACCATTGTATAGCATCTATCTTGTCTCGTAAAGCTAATTTATTTTTAGATTTTAAAGATGTCACTGTTTTTTCTGTAGCATTTTCTTTGGTTCTTTTGGGAACATATAAAGCATCATCTATAGTCTGGTAAAGCATAGCTAATAATAACTTGGCTTCTGGTAATTCTGTCAAGCGACTATTGTCATCATTATCTACTATATCATCATCAAAATCCATAATGTCTCCGTATTTTCATTAGGGTAAAATAAATGTTTTATACTTGCTTTTGTATCGCAAAAACAGCATAATTTGCTAGACAAACAATTTTGTATGTCATAAACAAGGAGCAAATCATGTGGACAAAACCATCAGCAACTGAAATGCGTTTCGGCTTTGAAGTTACAATGTACGTTATGAACAAGTAATACCTAGAGAGGGTGTTCCTAAAAAGGAACATCCTCATTTATTGCTGCTTGTTTAGGTTTAACATCACCATCTTTTAATTGAACAGTTCCGCTAATAAACTTACCGCTTTTACCTTCACGAATCCAGCCTGCAATTCTAAACTCAATACCGTCAATATTTGCTAAACCAGTATAGTTTGGTTTTTTAGGATTGTCTCCCTGCTCATTTTTAAATAATGTAAATGTGTTTGTATTATCATATTTTTGTTCTGCCATGCTTTTCTCCTTAAGTTATCTAACTGCGTTTTTACGTCTAGTAAAATGTGTTTTAACTACTGAACCTCTAAATGCGTCTGGATTTGTTGTAATTAACTCATCTATTGCAGCATTTAATTTTTCCATATATGGTACTTGACCTTCTTCACCTAAATCCCAAAAAGCTCTGGCTTTTAATCCACTATGAGCCATCATAAGTTTAAGTCTTTGCTCTTCTGTTAATCTCATTTTATCTCCTTTAATCTATCAATGATAGTTTGCACTTCTAATAAAAATGCTTCTATTTCTTTATCTAATTCCATTTGATACACTTCATCTGCTTCTACACGCTTAACAAATACTTGAAGATGCTGCGGAAACATAGGGTTATAACTTACAAAATCACACCATTTTCTACCTGTACAACGCAACTGAAATTGTATTTGTGGTATGTATTTGCTTGGTACTTCTTGCGTCATTAATGTTTCAGTATGTGTAGTTCCCATTGGACATTTAATTTCTAGTAATCCATCCTCACCTACTAAACCATCTGGACTAGCACCTGCTTCTAAAGTAGGATGTTGTATAAATCCTACCTCTTCTACTTCTCCAAACTGCTGAACGTATCTATCTCTAGCAAACACTTCTCTATCTATACCATCTTGCATAGCTTGATTAATATAAGACTCTTGCTTTTCTCCAGTCAACCGTTCACTTACTAACTGAATTTTGTAATTGCGTCTAGATGCTGACTCTCCTGTTTTTATCTTGGAAAGCACATCAGCAACACGACTAGCTGTAACTTTTCCTAATCGTGCTTGAAACCACTCTTCTGTGCGTTGTTCCATTAAATAAAGTCCTCCGCTTTAGTATCTTTCATATTAATAACTGCACCTGCACTAGCATCAATAGCATCATGCTCTACAATCTCAAAAGCATTAGTCCATAAATATCTACGCAAGTAAGTTTGAACTGCACCTAGATTTTGAACATCATGACAACCTTTTAAAGCTGCACTTGACATAGGACATTTAAACTCAATAAATTGTGTAGCATCATCTATATCAGTTACAGTTAAAATTGCAATGTCAGTATAAAAAGTTACTGTGCCACAAATACCTACTTCATTACAAATTTCTTGAATGGTAGGTAAAAAATCTCCTAACTCAAAATATTTGTATCCAGCAAACTTATTATGACCAGACTTTTTAAGGTCTGCTGTTTGTAACTTAAGTCTTGCTTTCATTAATTTACTGTGTATACTCATTTGCTTCTCCTGTTGTTGGTGTTGTTCCATCATTACTTGGTCGTAATGTTGTTGTTGGCTCATTTGCCTTCTCCCATTTATCATTATCTGCTTTTAATTCACTAACTAATTCACTTAATATTAATGCTATATGTTTTAAACCAGATGCCATATTATGTACCCCCAAAATATTACTACAAACCACTTTACCACATAATAGAACTTTTGTGTAAACTTTTTTTGCAATCGTTCATTGGTGACAATTCTTATAAATCTATTTAAATCCATATCCACTCCTAAACTTGAAAAGCCACTATACTCCTAGTTATTATTATTGTCAACAAGTATTTGTAAATAATTATTTGACAAGATTTTAAATAAGTGTTATAGTCGCTATTCATTTCAATAAGGAGATTTAAATGAACTTTACAGAGGCTGTAGCACACTTTAATAACTCAAGACGTAAGATGGCATATGCTTTAGATATATCTATTCAAGCAATTCAATATTGGGCTAAAGAACCAACAAAAGATATTCCTAAAAAACGAGTTGAGCAAATTGAGGAGATTTTAGTTAAGCGTAGACAAGCTGAAACTATTCCTCAAGGAGAATAGTATGATGCCTAAAAATTGGAAGAAATTTCAGCATTATAATAATAGATGTCCACCTTGGATTAAAGTACACAATGACCTATTAAAAAATCCAGATTGGTTTGCATTAAAAGATAGTAAAAGTGCATGGGTTTTAATAAATATTTGGTTAATTGCATCAGAAGATGTTGATGGAAATTTGCCAGATAGCAGAACGCTAGCATTTCGCTTGCAAATGTCAGAAGATGAGCTGAATAAACATTTAGTTGTATTAAATCAATGGCTTATTGAGAATGATAGCATTATGCTAGCATCATGCAAGCAAAGTGGGGTTACAGAGACAGAGAGAGAGACAGATATATCGTTGTCTAGATTCAATGACTTTTGGAAAGAATATCCAGCTAATAGAAAAGTAGGTAGAAAGCCATGTGAAACTAAATGGCAAAGAAAAGAATTGGATAAGATTGCAGATAAGATAATTTCTCATGTTAAAACTATGAAACAAAGTAAGTCATGGAAGGAAGGTTTTAATCCTGCACCATTAACTTATATAAACCAAGAGAGATGGGAAGATGATAATACACCTAAACGAAACGTATGGGATAACGCACTATGAATCTAGGTGATGCTATGGAATCATTAACAGTTAATCAGTCTGTTATTACTGATTATTACCAACAAAAGGAATATGCTCATGCAGAGTTTAAGGTTAAGGATACGTCTGTATTTACTGGCGATGTCTTGCGATATTTTAATACTGAAATACATAGTGGTAAAACATTGGGGTTTATTAAAACGGAAGATTCATTTAGGGTAAGACCTAGTGAGTTGACTGTGTTGACAGGTGTGTCTGGTCATGGTAAGTCTATGTGGCTGTCACAGGTTATATTATCTTTAATGACACAAGGAACAAAGTGTTTAGTAAGTTCTTTAGAGATGAGACCTGTATTAACACTTGCACGAATGATTACACAAACTTTAGGTTCACCAGAACCGACAGATGAGTTTATTGAAAAGTTTTGTGAACGTGCAAAAGATAAATTATATATATACGACCAGATGGGTTCAACATCTAGTGAAGATATGATTGCTACATTGTATTGGGGTAAACACATTTTGGGTGTAGAAGTATTTGTGATTGACTCCCTCATGAAGATGTCAGATATTTCAGAAGACAATTATGAAAAGCAAAAGTTGTTTATAGATAGACTTGCTGTCACTTGCAGAGATTTAGAAATTCATGTATTCTTGGTTGCACATACTAGAAAGATGTCAGATGAATCAGAAGTGCCAGATGCTACTCATATTCTTGGCTCATCACACATAAGAAATTTGTGCGATAACATCATATGTGTATGGCGTAATAGAAACAAAGAACGTGAAGTAGAAAACAATGAGAAGACAGAAGATGAATTAAAGAAAATTCCAGATGCTATGGTCTTTGTTCAGAAGCAGCGTAATTATCAGTTTGAAGGTAAGTTTTCTTTTTGGTTTGACCCTAAAGGATTAAGATACAAAGAATCACCACGATGACAATAAATGATTTTATAAAAGAATGTAAAGAATTATTTGGTGATGACATAATTTATAAAGCCACATCTAATGACGGTGTGACTTTTAAGTCTAAAGGATGGAGTAATAAATATGATTCGGTTCGTTTTAACGAAATACAATTACGAGAGTTTATTAGAAAAGATTAAAGCACTTGATTTAACTAAACGATGGAGAGTAAATATTTCTGAAGAAAAGGCAGTTAGAAGTCTTGAACAAAATGAAAGGTTATGGGCTTTATATGGTTCAGTAGCTAATCATTTAGGTGAAGACGCACAAACAATTCATGAGTTAATGGGATATAAATTTTTACGTTATCAAACAGAGATAGCTGGCAACCCTGTTGAGTTAATTAAATCTACTACAAAACTTGATACCAAAGAAATGACAGAATATCAAGAAAACATTGAACGTTGGGCTAGTCAGTTAGGATGGAGTTTTGAGTAATTATAGAAACAAAAAACTTTTAGAAGCAGTTCGTGAATTTCCTTGTGCTATGTGTGGCAGACAAGATGGAACAGTGTGTGCAGCTCATTCTAATCAACAACGTGATGGCAAGGGCACAGGAATTAAAGCTCATGATTATCGTATCGCTAGTCTTTGCTATCAATGTCATGATATGATAGACAATCACAAAGAGTTAAACAAAAATGAAAGAGTAGAAGCATGGGAATCTGCTCACCGTAAAACTATGGGTTGGTTATTTGAAAAGGAGTTAATTAAAATTGGGTAAAGGTTCTACAAGAAGACCATTGTTAATTTCTGAACAAGAAGCAGAAGACAATTGGAATAAAATATTTAAAAAAGATTATGAATACGAATTAAACAAGTCTACAGGTGAAGTAGAAAAACGTTTTATAGATGGCGTATCTAAACCTAACGAAAGTCAATTTGATGGCGACAAGCCCAACGCAGTTAAGCCTTAAGAAATTAAGAGCAGATGGATACCTAGTAGCAATTACAGAACGATGGAACGCTTTCGCTAAAATAAGACAGGATATGTTTGGCTTCATAGACTTACTTGCAGTTAAGGAAGGTGAGATACTTGCGGTTCAAACTACCTCTGCTAGCAATATGTCAGCAAGGGCAAAGAAAATTGCTGATAGTGAAAATATAGGAATGATTCGTAAGAGCGGTATTAAAGTGCATATTCATGGGTGGGTCAAGAACGGTAGAAAATGGGAATGTAAAGTGATGGATGTATCGTGAGACCGCATGAAAGACAATATCAAGTGCATGGTAAGTCAGTTAATCTAGAAAAATTTAGAATACATATTTTAGAAATAATTGAAGACGATGCTTTAACTATTCCACAAATAGCAAACGCATTGAAGACTGAAGCTAGAAAACTTCAAGGCGTGTTATATAATATGCACGCATTAGGATTAATCAATATAAACAAAGAAGCTAGATTTCACATCTTCTCAAAAGTCAAACCTTCATTATTGCAGGAAATATTTCACCCTATGCCAGACTTTAGTGACAGGATTAAAGGCATATATATAAACTCAAGCGAGGAATAAATGCACATAGATAGATTAAAACAAATACTTGATGATTGGTCTAGATGGATGCACACACCTAATACCAAACTAGGCTATCCAAGCAAGTCACTAGGCATGATTAGTGGTGGAGAGTCTACAAGTGATGCGTTTGAAGAGATGCTATCAGATATGGACATGACTAACGTTAGAACGATAGATGCTTGCATATCTAGCCTTGAACCAGACCAAAAAGATGCTATTTATGCTAGATACCTCAAAACTTCCAAATACAATGATTATGAAACTCAATTGGCACTAGCCTTTGATAACCTATTAACTATGGCTTCAAAGCGTATTGTCGCTTGACAGATGTATAAGTTTTATGCTATAATTCGGTTGTTGGGATAGTCTCGCCCATAATCTCCGTAGTACCTTTAAGCCCTTGTAAATAAAAGGGCTTTTTTATTGGATAAAATATGAAAAAACCTACAACCAAAGCTGGTAAGATTGCTAAAGTAAGTAAAGTAATGAAGGAATATGGAAAAGGCACACTAAACATAGGAAAATCACCTAAAAAGGTGACTTCCCAAAAACAAGCTGTTGCTATTGCTTTATCTATGAGTGGACAAGCTAAAAAACGTAAATAGTCTATGCAGTAGAAATGCTATTATTTTAAATAGCACGTTAAAAATAGTAAATAGTATCAATCCAAAGACAATATCAATTATTAGTTTTTCAATATCTTTATCCATTATTACCTTTGATTTGTTTTTGAATGAATAATTGAGCTTCTTTTTTAGTAGCCATAAAGATATAACTTTTAAGACTTCTATTATACTTTATTAAATCATTGACCCATAGTGATAGGTCTTTGTTAGAAAAACGCTTTATGGTGCGTTCCTGTGTGTTTAAGACGTACATTGAAGGTCTCCTTCACTAGAATAATTAAGAATATTACGCAAAACTTGTTTAGATAAGTTTTTACCATCTCTTGACATTCGTTCCTGTTCCCATAACAAAATGTTAATAATATGGTCAACGTCTTTTAATGACATACGATGTAAACACTCTGTTAAATTTTTATTGTGGTTGTCTTCAATTTCGTCTGCGTTCATTTTGATGCCTCCTTATGAAATGCAATAAATACATCAGTTAAGTTTTGAATATGACCTAGTAAGTCATCGGCTTCACAATTTTCAAATGGTGACCATATAGAGACATCTTCTGGAATAACATTGTCACATAATGAGTCATGAAACTGATTATAGGTATTATCGCCCAAATCAGAGATATAAAAGTCAATAGCATAATTACTAGCAAGTTCGCATGTATTCATTTTGAAGCACCTTGAACCTTTCTATCAATAGAATCTAGTTCTTCATTCTTATTGATAAGTTCTAGTAAATGTTCAGCTAGTTCTAAACGCCCTTGATAAATACCCTCTGAATCATCTGTTAAGTCATCTTCTAGGGCTTCATTGGCGTCATCAATAGCACCTTGTAATTGATGTTTAATAATGTTTATAAGTCTTTTCTGTTGAAGCATAAGTAATTCACTCATTATTTAATCTCCATTGTATAGATTTCATTAGTAATTTCGGATAGTCTATAACGCATATCTTCTAAATACGAATTTATGGTTAAGTATCCACTAGGTGTCATGCCTCTATTAACATCTTCTAAATTGATGTCGATAGCGTGTAATTGTTCTGTTATATAGTCTAGTTCTACTTGCATGGTGTTTTCTCCTTAAATGTATTCATGGTCAATTTTGATATTCCAATGAATAGCGTCTCCAAATTGGTTCGCTTTGTCAATGGCATCAATAATTGTATCTAGTTCGCTTGTATCTATTAAATCAAGCCTTAATTCAAAGCATGGTCTTCCTTCTTTGTCTTTATTGGTGTAGCCTTGCATAATTGTATTTGCTAACATTTGATTCTCCTTAAAGTGTTAATTGGTGTATAGGGTTGCCATACTTATCGAATCTATAATTATTCATATTGCAATGGTCAATAATTATATGTTCGTCTTCTTGGCTTAAATCACTATAATAAGAATAGCCAAAGGTGCCATCTTCCCTTTCGTATTCTTGAGGGTCATTGTCAAGCCAATATATAACTTTTCTTTTTGCATCGTGTGAAGTTAAGTCTTCATACTGATAAGCGTTAATTGATACTGATAAAATCATTGTCAAGTCTCCTTAAAATAAGAATAGTAAAAGAACCCATGAATATAGGCTTATAAGACCTATAAAAGCATAGACAAAGTGCATAAGTAAGTTATTCATTGTTTAATCTCCTTATTAATATAATTGTCAATTTGTTTAATAATGTTGTCATATTGATTTAATGATATTGTTTGAGTTAAGCAAAGGGTCAAGCCTTTGTCAAGCTGTTGTTTAATCTCTTTTAGTTCTGTTATAGATAGTTTCATAATATTATCTCCTGTATGTTGTCAAGCGTTTAAGTCTGACATAGTTATTAATAGTTTAATGAATATATAAAAGCCTATGATTAGTATTAAATCCATGGTAATAACTCCTTATTTATTTGTCAAGTATTATTTAAACGTAGTTATAAAAGGGAATCTATTAAAATTCCCCCTATAACATATATACTAGTTTAAGTTAGCTAGAATGTAAACACCTTCTTTAATCTTCCTTTGAGTCTCTTTGGTTGACTCATTAAGAAATGTGCTTCTATGTTTAGAAGTAGTTCTTGAATAGTTCCAATAAACAGGGTCAAGGATAGTCTGTCCGTTTTCTATCTTAACTATGATAGAACGATAAGATTGGAAGTAGGTTGCCTTGTCATCTTCAATTATGAATTGATTTGCAACGATGTTATTTCTATTGTTTACGATGTTAGAGACTTTCATGTTTAAGTATCCTTATAGTTATTTGTCAAGATTGACAATGCCTATATTAAACTCATCTATTAACTTGTCAAGTATTATTATTGTAAAAGATTGTAAGTAATTGTAAACGAATTGTAAACAGCTATAAATCTGTTATATATATAAAGGTATAAGTATTAAATGAATAATGAAACGAATAACCCTGTTGACAATATGGTCAATGATGTGATAGTCGATGAGGTATTATCTACTGACATGATAGAGGTAGACATAGACGCTATACATACAGACATAGAGACTATAGAGACAGAAGCTGACAAGGTAGGAAAGGGAAGACCCCCGCACCTTCCAAATGCGGACACCCGAATTAAGGTTTACACTTTATCTACAGTAGGGACACGCCACGAAGATATAGCTTCCGTATTAAATATATCACATGATACACTTGTCAAGTATTATAAAGAAGAGCTTGACAAAGGTCGTATTGAGGCTAATGCTTCTGTAGCTGAAACCTTATTCAAACAAGCTAAAGAAGGCAACACAACTGCTATGATATTCTGGCTTAAGTCTCGTGCTAAATGGAAAGAATCAACACAACATGAGATTAGTGGTAACCCAGATGGTTCTCCTGTAGAAGTTAAAATCATTACAGGAATAGAATAAGACCCCCCCACCCCTTTTTTTTAAAAATCGAAAACCTCTCTGCGTAGGAAACGTCAGTAGGGTAAATTTTACATAGGATATATTATGGGATTACTAGATTACATAACTAACTCTATGTCTGGCGGACAAATGTCAGACGCAGAGAAACAAGCAGTTTTATACGCTAAACGTGCATCTACAACAGCCACACCCACACGAGGCGAAGCTACACCTGCAGACCTTATGCGTGTGATGTCTAACATGAAGGGTAGCTCACCTACTGGTGTAGGTAGCCCATCTGAAGCAGAAGCATTACGCATGATGGAAGCACAAAGACTAGCAGGATACGGTAACAATAATATGGGCAATATGTCTAACCAAGAAGCATTAAAAATGGAAAGCATTAAAAACGCTTTACCATATTCTTTATATAGACCTTCTGGTGCATATGCGTCTCCACAAAATACTATGCAAAACGTTTTACCAGAATTAGGTGGTATGTCTGCACGCAACACGCAACCCCCTATGGATATGAATATGCTATTAAGATTGCTAGGTAGATAATATGGAACACAAAAAAACTGCGTCTGTATTTGCACTCATGTGCCTACACGCTGTCACTAATAATCATATTAACCATTGGCGTACTAAATCATTTTCTATACACTCTGCATTAGGTGAGTTTTATACAGGACTTCAAGAACGTATAGATGACTTTGTAGAAGCATATATGGGCAAATATGGTCAATTAGAAGATTACGCAGAATTTTACTCATTACCTAATAAAAACGAATTAGCAGAATTAGAAGAGTTATCATCCGTAGTAAAAGAACTTCGTGCTAAACTACCACAAGATTCAGAATTACAAAATTTAGTAGATGAGATTGCAGACTTAATAGATTCAACTATTTATAAGGTAAAATACTTAAAATGAAAAATGGATTATACGCAAACATACACGCTAAACAAAAAAGGATAGCTGCAGGTTCTGGTGAGAAGATGCGTAAGGTAGGAACTAAAGGTGCTCCTACTGCTAAAGCATTTAAACAATCAGCAAAGACAGCTAAAAAGAAATGAGTGCTGCTTGGCAAAAAAAAGAAGGAAAGAATCCTAAAGGCGGATTAAACGCTAAAGGTCGTGCATCTTACAAAGCTCAAACAGGTGGTACTTTAAAAGCACCTGTAAAGTCTGGTGATAATCCTAGACGTGCATCATTCCTAGCTCGTATGGGTAACAACGCAGGACCAGAACATAAACCTAACGGTGAGCCCACAAGATTATTACTATCTCTGAAGGCTTGGGGTGCATCATCTAAATCAGATGCCAAAGCAAAAGCTAAAACTATTTCAGCAAGGAATAAAAAGAAATGAAATGTCCTATAGCTACACATGATATTTTACTTAATCTCAAACATAGAGATTGGGCATTTAAGAACGTAGGCTATGGTCCAATAAACCCAGATATAGAAGATAAAGTATTTTGGGCTAAACGTGCAGACGAATGGGCTACTACACCAGAGATTGCTAAACAATCACGCTGTGGTAACTGCTCTGCCTTTATCCAAACTCCAGAAATGATGGATTGTATTGTTCATGGTGTTGCAGGTGATGAACCTGTAAACGAGTCTTATGCACCAGAAGTAATTGCTTCTGCTGAACTAGGCTATTGTGAACTATTCGATTTTAAGTGTGCTGCTGACAGAACTTGTTCTGCGTGGTTAGTAGGTGGTCCAATTAAAAAGCCACTTACTTCAGCACAAAAGAAAATGCTTATGATGGCTAAATTTGAAAATGGTAATAAAGAAAACGACACTAACGAATATACAAATGGAGAATAACAATGAGTAGTATAAGATTTGATGATAATGAAAATTTAGTAGATGCTTATGTACCAAGTACATCACAAGTATTTTCAGTAGGTAATACTACAGCAGCTTCAACAGCATTTGGTACAGGTACAACTTTAGTAAGAGTTTCTTGCTCACTTGGTCATTGCCATGTTTCATTTGGTGCAACACCAACAGCATCAATTACAACAAGCATGATGATTCCTACAAACTCTGTAGGTATATTTAAAGTTAATGCAGGTGATAAGATTGCTTACATTAAAGATGCAACTGTAGCAGCTTCAACACTTTGCGTAACGGAACTAGCATAAAAAATTAAACCTTAAGGAGCGATGACCCTATATGGAGTCGCAAAACAAAACATTAGATACAGGTTATAGACCACGAGTACCACAAAAACTTATACACAATGCTGTAAGAGATAATCGTTTTGTGGTAGTGGTAGCACATAGACGTATGGGTAAAACAGTATCAGCCATAAATCAGCTTATACATAGTGCCCTTACTTGTACTAAAAAAGAACCACGTTATGCTTATGTAGCTCCAACATACAATCAATCCAAGAGAATTGCATGGGACTACCTTGTAAATTATACTAGACCTCTTGGTGCAAAGGTAAACATTGCTGAACTTCGTGTTGACTTTATGGGTAGACGTATCTCTCTTTACGGTGCAGATAACCCAGACTCACTTCGAGGTATTTACCTCGATGGTTGCGTCATAGATGAAATAGGAAACATAAATCCTTCAGTATTTAGTGATATTGTACGACCTGCACTCACAGACCGATTAGGTTTTTGTGTTGCAATGGGTACTCCAAAAGGAAATAACCATTTTAGAGGCTTAAGAGATAGGGCAGCAGAGGGTCAAGGATGGAAATTATTAGAATTTAAGTCTTCTGATACAAAACTTCTTAACGAAGAAGAATTAAGAGCAGCAAAATTAGAAATGGGTGACGACAAATTCATGCAAGAATTTGAATGTTCATTTAATTCACCTGTAGAGGGGTCATATTACTCTAAATTAATAAACGAAATTGAAGAAAAAGCACACATGACCGAGATTCCTCGTGATGATTTGTGCAGAAGTTACACTGCATGGGATTTGGGAATGTCAGATTCTACTGCAATATGGGTAGCACAGCTAACTGGTAAGGAAATACGTCTTATTGACTACATGGAAAATCATGGTCAAGGTTTAGAGTACTATGTTCAGTGGTTAAAAGATAATGACTACATGCACTTTGAGCATATTTTGCCACATGACGTAGAAGTTCGTGAATTAGGCACTGGAAAATCTCGTAAGGAGACTCTAGAAGATGCAGGACTTCATATTATTACTTGCCCTCGTCTTAATGTTGCTGATGGCATACAAGCTGTTAGACGAATGATTCCTAGATGTTGGTTTGACCCAAAAGCTAAACAAGGTTTAGATGCTCTTCGTAACTATCGTAGGCACTATGACGAGAAAAGAGCAGTCTTCCATGATAGACCATTACATGATTGGTCATCACACGCTAGTGACGCTTTTAGATACCTTGCAACAGGTTTAAACGATGCACCTGCAGAAGAATGGAATAGACCTATTAACGTAAACACAAATTGGATAGTATAACAATGGCAAAAGCAAATAAATCTGGTTATATAATGGATGAAAGTAAACTTAAAGCTATTCTAGATTCTGAAATCTGGAGCTCATTAGGTTTTATTCAGTCTGAAACCACAGGCGAAAGACAACAAGCACTAGAGTATTACTTACGCAGACCTTATGGTAACGAAGTAGAAGGTAAATCTCAAGTTGTTACTGGTGAAGTGGCAGAAGCTGTTGATGGTGCATTACCACAACTTATCCGTATATTTACATCCTCTGAAAACATTGTTCAATTTGACCCTGTTAAAGAAGGCGATGAGGCTTTAGCTAACCAAGCTACTACATATGTTAATCACGTCTTCTATAAAGACAATGATGGTTTTAGCGTATTGCATAACTGGTTTAAAGACGCACTTCTTGAAAAAGTAGGTGTTGTTAAAGTATATTGGGATGATGAAACAAACATTACTAAAGAAACATACAAAGGTTTAACCGATGATGAGCTTGCACTTATCATGCAAGACCCAGAAGTAGAAATTATTAGTGTTGATTCTAAAGAAAACATAGATGAAAACTTAAATCCTAATAGTCCTATACCTACACATGATGTTAAATTAAGAAAAACTGTTCGTAATGGTACAGTTCGTGTAGAAAATGTACCACCAGAAGAATTTATTATATCTAAACGTGCTAGAAACATTCAAGAATCTAATTTCTGTGCACATCGTAAGATGATGACTCGTTCAGAATTAATTGCAATGGGTTTTGACCCTAAAGTTGTTGAGGGTTTAGCTACTGGTAACGCTTTAGAGTTTTCTCCAGAAAGAATTGCACGTTATACTCGTGGTGAACAGCCTACTGACATGATGTCACAAGACCACTCTATGCAATTGTGTGAAGTTTATGAGTGTTATATCAAAGTAGACTACAATAATGATGGCGTTGCTGAACTTCGTAAGATTGTTTACGCATCTAGTGAGATTTTAAGCGATGAAGACTGTGATTATATTCCATTCCACTCTATTTGCCCACTACCAATACCACATAAATTCTTTGGTAACTCATTAGCAGACAGAACTATGGACTTGCAACTTATCAAGTCTACAATTACACGCCAAATGTTAGATAATTTATACCTAACAAACAACTATCGTGTAGGTGCAGTAGAAGGTCAAGTTAATCTTGATGATTTGCTCACATCTACAGCAGGTGGTGTAGTGCGTATTAAGAATCCTAATGCACTTGTACCATTAACTGTACAATCTAATGCTTCTCAATCATTCCCCATGCTTGAATACCTAGATAATGTGCAAGCTAAACGTACAGGCGTATCTGACCAACAACAAGGTCTTGACCCTAACGCATTACAAAACACTACAGCTACAGCAGTATCAACTATGTCATCTGCTGCTAACGGTAAGTTAGAACTTATTGCTCGTATCTTTGCAGAAACAGGTGTTAAATCATTATTCCAATCTATATTTAGATTACTTTGCAAATATCAAAAACAAGAAAGAACTATTCGCATTACTGGCAAATATATTCCATTTAATCCTCGTGAATGGTCAGAAGAATATGGTATTTCTATCAATGTAGGTTTAGGTAACGGTTCAAGAACAGACCAATTATCTACATTACAAATGATTTTAGGTAAACAAGAACAAATTATTACACAATATGGTTTGTCTAATCCTTTAGTCAATATCAAACAATACAGAGATACATTAGCACGTTTTGTTCACATGGCTGGCTTTAAAGATGCTTCTGGATTTATGAATGAAATTACTCCAGAACAAGCACAACAATTATCTCAACCACAACAACCACAACCAGATTCTAATGTACAAGCTACACAAATCTTGGCACAAGTGGAACGTGAAAAAGCTCAATTAAGAGCACAAACTGAACAAGCTAAACTTGATTTAGAACGTCAGCAAATGGAATTAGATAATGCTCGTAAAAAACTTGAATTGCAAATGCAAGAAATGAAATTGCAAGCAGATGCTCAAGCACAAGCAGAAAAATCTAAATCAGATTCATTAAAATCAGTAATGGCATCTCTTAAAGACATTAAGGATTTACAAACTAATAAACAATGAATACACAAAACATTAAAAACATCTTAAATGATGACGATTTTAAAGAAATATTAAAATCAATCATTGATGTACATATGGAAACAATTATACACTCTAACGCTTCTGATACAGAAATTAGAGAACACGCTTATCATAAGATAGCGGCAGTTAAAGAATTAATCGGTAGTCTTGAGGCTATTGCAGCAGGTCAAGCAATTGCAGAGAACCGATTTAAGATATTGTAGATAATTCTACATTTGGTACGCCTCCCATAGAGGTAATATAGGAAAATTAAATGAGTGAAAACACCATGACTCCAGAAGATTCTGGAAGTGGCACGCTTACTGTAAGTCAAGCAGCCAATGCGTTTGAAGGTTTAATGGACACCCCAGCTAACTCTACGGAGCAAAGAGCAGGTGAACTGGAAGCTGAACAAGCATCGGAACAAGAAGCAGAGCCACAACAAGAAACTGAACAAGTAGAAGAAGTAGTTGATGACGAAGCAGAAGTACAAGAAGATGACAGTCAAGAAGAAGAGCCTTCATATGTAGTTAAAGCCGCAGGGGAAGAAAAAGAAGTACCTCTATCTGAATTGATTAAAGGTTATCAGCTTGGTGCTGACTATACGAAAAAAACTACCGAAGTAGCAGAGCAACGTAAGCTAGTGGAAGCTG